CGCGCAATAAGGGGATGGGCGGGGAACGCGAGATCATCGCAATCCTAACCGATGAGCTTGGCGGCGACGCTAATGGCCTGACGTTTCAGCGCGACATCAATCAATACAGGCAGTCTGATCTGGGCGACATCATTTGCAGCGACCCAGATTTTCCCTTTGTCATTGAGGTGAAACGCAAACGCGCCGGATATGGCATTGACCCAAACTGGTGGGATCAGGTTTGCGCTGCGGCTCTGGCTACAGAGAGTGGCAAGCTGCCCCTGCTGGTCTATCGCTATGATCGCCTGCCTTGGCGCTGGCGCTTTCCGGTCGCTGCGATTGTCGGGATGGATGGCTTCGAGCCAACAGGCGACATAGCCGAGCAGTACGATTGGCGTTATGCGGTCGAGTGCGACACGATGACGGCGATGATGATTGTCAGGGAGCATCTCGCTGATGGCTAGGCCGATGTACGAAACCGAAACCGACAGACGCAAAGAGCAGGCTTTGGCTGACGCTTTTGCGGCTCACGGTTACGATTTCTACAAGCTGCCAATACAGTATCGCCTCGATTTTGTGGTGTTCAAGGACAACGAGGCCAAGGCATTTATCGAGGTGAAGCATCGCAATGTGCGGCTGTTGCAGTACGACACAGCGATGATCAGCCTATCAAAAGTTATACAAGCTAGGACGCTGACGCAGCACACAGGCTTGCCAGCGTATCTGTTGAACGTGTATCAAGATTGTATCGCCCGGTTTGATTTCGCTGGCGATTATACATTGGGGAAGGGTGGCAGAAGCGACAGAGGCGATGCCCAAGACGCGGATATCTGTGCCTATTTCCCGATCCGAGCCGCAACGGTTGTGCGGTAGTTCTAAAGTTAAATGGAGAAAAAGATGGCTTTAGGTTTTACAGAGACTACATCATCAGGCGGCGGGGATTTCCTGCCAATAATGAAATTTAGTGCAAAGGATGGCTCATTCGTGCGCCAAGACCGGCACCAAGGGGCGGACGGCCACTGGGAGAAAAGCGAAACCGAAATGGATTTGCCTTTTAAGGTGGTGATGGATATGGATGCAATCGAGGTTGGGTTCATCGCCTTTACCACGACTGGCCCAGACTTTCGCTTTGTCAAGGTTGGCGAGCCAATGCCGGTCAAGCCTAGCGATGAACACAAGGAAGGCTTCCGCATTCGGATGTACAACAAAGAGATCGGCCTGCGTGAGATGAGCAGCAGCAGCAAGATAGTGCGTAATCAGATGAACAACCTGCACGATGCCTACTTGGCTGGCAAGGCTGACAATCCGGGAAAGGTGCCGGTCATCGAGATCACCGGCTCTGATCGCATCCAGATCGAAACCAAGGCTCAAGGAACGCAGACGTTTCGCTCGCCTAAGTGGTCGATCTCTGGCTGGGTTGATCGCCCGGCTGGCTTAGATAAGGCAGAACCTGCCCCAGAACCCGCCGCTGTAGCAGCCCCGATTGCTGCAACCCCTTCAGTAGTTGAGGGCGCTGATTTGTTCTAGCGGCGGTAGTGACCGGCGGCGGGTTCCTCCCTTGACTGCCGCCGGTCACGCTTTTAAAGGGGTCAAGGGATTGGGGTAATGAGATGACAAATATTGCAGCATATATTGAGCAGGTGGCGAGGCACTATTGGGGTGAGCCGAACCCGCGCCTGTCGAAAGGCACAGAGTTGCGCTGGGGCAACCACGGCAGCAAGAGCATTGACGTGCGTAAAGGGGTTTGGACTGATTTTGAGACAGGCGAAAGCGGCGGCGTGGTGGCATTGGTGAAAGCAAACGAGCCAGCAAGCATCAACGGCAATATCCCCGACGTGCTTGAGCGTAAGTTTGGCATCAGCAGGCAGCAACAAAAGAGCCTGCCAGTCGTGCCGAGCCTCGCACGTTCTTACGATTATTATAATGCTGACGGCGTACTGGCCTATCAGGTGTTGCGGTTCGATAACCCAAAGACGTTTAGGCAGCGTCGGCCTGATGACAGGGGTGGCTGGATCAACAGCATCAAGGACATTGACCCGCTGCCGTATAATCTGCCGGCAATAATCACCAACCCACAAGCGCCGGTGTTTATTGTTGAGGGCGAGAAATGCGCCGATGCGTTGATCGAGCTTGGCCTGATCGCCACGACAAACAGTGGCGGGTCAAAGAATTGGAAGCCGGAGCTTGCGCAGTATTTCGAGGGGCGCAATGTCGTAGTGCTGCCCGACAATGATGAGGCCGGGCAAGCACACGCCGACACCGTGATTGCTGCGCTGTACGGCACGGTGGGCAAGATCAAGCGCCTCGACCTGCCGAACCTGCCGCCAAAGGGCGACGTGGCCGACTGGCTGCAAGCTGGCGGTGACAAGGCGGCGTTGCTGGCCTTAGCCAAGCAAACGCCGGTGGTCGAGACAGCGCCAGAGCCGAAGCCTGACATTTATCCGCTGTATGATGAGCATTACCTGATGTCGATGCCGCCTGTCGAGTGGATGATTGACGGCGTACTGACAAAGCACGGCTTCAGTGTGATGTATGGCGCACCCGGCACCGGCAAGAGCTTCATAGCTATTGATATGGCACTTTGTATGGCGCACGGCTTGGCGTGGCACGGCAGACAGACAAGGCGCGGTGTGGTGCTGTACATCGCCGGTGAGGGCGTTGGCGGGCTTGGTAAGCGCGTCAAGGCGTGGAAGCTGCATAATCAGGTTGAGGATACCGGCCTGCTGCGCGTCTTGCCTATGGCCGTTGATATGATGGACGAGGAAAGCATTGAGAAGCTGCTGCGCACCATTGACAGTCTCAACGAGGAATTTAGCTGCTTGGTTATTGACACTGTGGCTCGGTCAATGACCGGCGAAGAGAACAGCGCCACAGATATGAGCGCGTTTATTAGAGGCTGTGACGCGGTGAAGCATCACACCGGCTGCGGCCTGCTGGCGATACATCACGCTGGCAAGGACGCGAGCAGGGGCATCAACTCTATGCGCGGGTCAAGCGCCCTAGCCGGTGCGGCTGACACTGTGTTGTCAGTGGGCAAGGCTGAGAACATCGTCGCGCTGGCGATGGAGAAACAAAAAGATAGTGATCCAATGGATAAAATAACCTTTGAGATGACGCCAGTTGCGCTGGTGGATGATGCCAGCGTCGTGATGAAACCCATTGAGGCGCAGGGTGCAACCAAGAAGCAAAGCCTGTCGGCGAGGCAGCAACACGCCTTCCAAGCGCTGCAAAATACGCTGATAAAACTAAGCACAGACGCCCTGTCAGTAGGCCAATGGCACGACGCTCACAAGTCAAAATCACCCGATTTAACGAGCGCACAACGCAAAGATGCACGTCAGGGACTGCAAGATAAGGGTGTGGTGACAGTGCATGAGGGTAAAGTGTGGATAAACAGGGACTTATCGTAAAATGTGGGGTGACCATCCCACCCATATCGCACGTTCATCGCAGGGTGGGGCGGGTGCGATGATCCCTAGGGATCGCACCCTACCATCGCACCCCACCCAGAGGAGGGTAAATTGAAGGGAAAAATGAGGAAACCAAGCAAGCAACACTATGCGCCTAGTCAGGCTGTGATGAGGCGACAACAGGATGCGCTGCATCGGTATGATGATCGCGTCAGTGAGGTTGAACGCAAGTGGGGGGTGGATCGTCTGATCTGGGTAGTGGGCGGTGATCTGAGAGATCGCTTTGAGGCTCAGATGGATAAGCTGAACGCTGCGATAGATAGGATGGAAGATGTTGAGCATCAGGTTGACGTGACATTGCGCGGGGTGGCAGCGTTAGAGCAGGCGGCAATCGCTGCTGGTGTGCAGCCGCTAAAGGGCGAGTGGATCGAGGGCAAGATGCCCGATGGCCGTGTGTTGGCTATCGTGGCGAATGATTACGAGGTGAGCCGGGTGAAGCGCGACAACCGCGAGATGGTGGTTTACAGCGTTGACGAGATCGGCAGGTTGCTGGCAGCGTGGGATGAGAACAAGACAGTTGATGCTGTCAAGGCTGTGTTCCCCGGTGCTACTGTTGAAAAGGTGAAAACGAAACTTGAAAAGGAATTGAATGATGAAATCCCTTTCTAGGAAATGGTCAGTGATGCCATCGCGAGCCATCAATGATCGTGAGCTAAAGGAACGCGAGCTGCGGGTGCTAGGGGCGTTGTGCATCCACACTAACGCGGCTGGTGTGTGTTGGCCTTCGATGGACACGTTGTGCGCTGTGACAGGCTACAAAGAGCGCGTGACGATACACGCCGCTATGAAAGTGTTGAAGCGTAAGCGGTACGTCAGGCAGTTGCAGCCAAAGGACTACCAAGAGACATCAAGCGGCTGGAAGAGCAACAGGTATCAGGTGCTGTGGGATGGAGATGAAGCATTGCCAACATACGAGGATATACACGCTGCAAAGCCATTGCAGCTTGTGGCTGACCAAGAGGACGCACACGATAAAGAAACAGGGGGTCTGGGGGATTTACAATCGCTCTCTCACGCGCCCGGCTTGGCCGGTCGAGGCCAGCCAAAGTTAACCGAAATCGAGTTAACTTCGAGGAACCTTGCCCAGACTTACATCCGCGCCGTGATGCAGGCGACCGGGCAAGTGCGGCTGATCGACAACGAAATGTCACACGCTCGGCGACTGGCGAACGCTGGCTTTACCGCGGCTGATGTCGAGGCTGCGACGCTGAATACCTGCGATAAAGCCATCGAGCGCCGGGCTGGTGTGCCATCGCTTTATGATGTGGCAGTGGGGATGGGGCTATGAAGTACACGGCAGCAAACGTTGGTTTGTCGGTGTACGGCGCGGGCGGCGACACACCCACCACACAGGAAAATCGACCCCTTGCCCCCCGCCCCTCCCATCTATCGATAGGGGGTGCCACACAAAATTTTCGCCCAAAACGCTGCACCGACTGCGACAACGGCTTCATCCGCGAGCCGGACGGCTATGGTTGCGTCCAATGGACATCGTGCTATTCTTGTGGGGGAACAGGAGAGGCCGATGATTGATGAGGGCGATGGCTCATTTGAGCGTAAGCTGGCGAACAGCCAATGCCCGCGCTGTCGCAGCTTGATCGAGTTACGGCGCGATGATAAGCATAAGCGCGAATATAAATGCACTGGCTGCAACCTAAAGATTATTGACGTTAAAGGGGATACCGAAGAATGAACAGATACGAATTACTCGACGCCGCCAAGGCCACTGTCGCTGATCGTGGCGAGGACTACGGCAGCATATGGGAAAATCACGAGCGTATCGCCGTTATATGGACGGCACTGCTTGGCATACAGATTGAGCCGGAGCAGGTCGCTATGATGATGGTTGGCGTGAAGCTGGCTAGGCTGGCTGCGACGCCAGAACATCAGGATAGCTGGGTCGACATAGCCGGTTATGCCGCAACAGGATCGGAGTGTTTGAGTGTCAGACAAGCTAACGATTAGGCAGCAGCGGGCGGCGCTCGCGGCTGACGATGAAGTTCGCCGCGAGGCTGTGGTGCAAGAGTTAGAGGCGATTGGAGCCGGTGAGGCGACTGACGTTATCCAGTGGGATGATATGGGGCGGGTGACGCTGACGCCCAGCGATCAGTTGTCGGAGCGGGCGAAACGCTCGATTAAGAAGGTCAAAGTCACGCCCAATCAGTTTGGCAATACGATTGAGGTTGAGATGCACGACAAATTGTCTGCCTTGAGGCTATTGGCGAAGCATCGCGGGTTGTTAGAGCCTAACAGTGACAGCCAGAAACCTAGTATGATTGGCATCAACATTACCGGGCCAACGACAAAGATTGTGGAGATTGACGGCGATGGCTGACGTAATTGACATAAAGGAATATTTCAGCGTTAGATTTTTTAAGCGGGATATATTGTGCGGCTATTGCTCACGGCTGACTAGGGGTCGGGTGTATGATGGCGGCGAGGCTATTGTTTGCACTGAGTGCGGCGGGCCTATGCTTGAGTTAGAGAGCGACGATTTTAATGATAATATGACTATTATTTTTGACCCAGAGGCGTAGAATGGCGCGATCATCAAGAGCAACTGACAGATCACCCCGGCGTAGGAAAGAGCCTACCACTGACGCGCTTGCGGGTCTGAATTTGGATTTTTCTGAAAGCCCGACGGTATGGGATTTTTTAAACGACGACAGCTTTGTGCGTGGTCTGATGGGGCCAGTCGGCTCTGGCAAGACATTCGGTTCCTTAGCGGAAGTGATGTTGAGAGCGGTGAAACAGGAACCGTCGCCGATAGATGGGATCAGATATACTCGATTTGCAGTTATCAGGAACAGCTACCCAGAGTTACGCACGACCACGATTAAGACGTGGCAAGAGTTATTCCCTGAGAATGTTTGGGGGCCGATGCG